AGTAGTGCCACTGCAAAAGGTTTTGATGGCTGATTCATTAATCTCCTCACCTACGAATCCAATGCTCTGCGTTGTGCTATCGGACGCTCTACGAATGGTCATACAATCGCCTGAGTACAGCCCGTTTAATCGACGGGTTGAATACGCCGCCTCTGCTCCGCTGCCATACGTCTGATTTAAAAGACCCGTGAACGCTGGGGCTGCTGTTACCTCCTCCCACGTTTGCTTGAGGCTGATTGGAACTGTGCCGCCCGTCCTCGCTTTGAGATACTCCAAAAGTGCCGCCTTTGCATTAGCGAATGTAATATCATCCGCGAGGGTCGTAAACTCTACCCAAGTCCCCGTGTCGGGATCGGCGAAAGCCGCCTCTGAGTAATATATCTTTCTCTTGATAACCTTGCCCGCTGTTGGTGTGTCGCTCGATGCGCTTTCAGATAGTCCGTCCCCGTCCGCTTTGGCTGTATAGTACAGCTCAACAGTTGCCGTTGCACCGCTTCGAAAGGATGCAGCGTTGCTTTGGAAACGGTCGTGATATTTTGTGCCTGCTGCTACGTCTGAAAACGATAGAACGCCCGAACCGTTAGTTGTGAGAGCTTGTCCATTTGTCCCGGTGTTATTGGGAAGAGTCAAAGTGTAGGTCGCTCCGGCGGAATGCGGAGGAGATTGTATCTTAACCCCGTGAGTATTGACCTCGCAGTTCAGTTGAATGGCTGCGCTATTGGTGTCGCCTTTGACTTCTAAAACTCCTGTTCCGTTTGGCGCGACGACGATATTTCCGTTTGTGGTTGAGGTGTCTATCTCACGGGCTTGAACGTCAAGGTTGCCCCCAAGTTGTGGCGTTGTATCATCTACGACAAGAGCAATCTTCGCGTTGTTCGCTGTGATATCGGACGCTTGTTGAGTCGTGATTCCGACCTTCGCGGTGTTGGTTGTTATCTCGCTCGCTTGCGTGGGCGTGATGCCTACTTTTGCCGTATTCGCTGCGACTGCGCTATTCGCTGCAACCCGTGCATCTGTAAAGTAGAGATTGCCGTTCTCGTCAATGTCTCCCGTATCCAATACAACAACGCCCGTTTGTCCGTTTACCGAGTCGACAGGAACGTTCGGGATATCGGTCGTAAGTGCCAGGGTTCCCGTTGAGCTTGGAAGGAGTACCGTAATATTTCCCGCATTAGGTGCGCGAAGCCAAATCTTGCCCGTCGCGTTCTCCCAATACGTTAACGCTCCTTGCTTGAAGTTTACATCTGCGATCGTAGAAAGAGCGTCGCTTCCTTCGATGGTCATAGCCTCGAACTCGACTTCGTTCCCATCGGTACCCGCTGCAACCGTGAACGACATAACCCCCGGACTTGCCTCACTCACAGTCAATCCCGAGTGGTTGACCTTCATCTTTGCGCTGTTGGCGAGAATGTCAATATAACCCTTCGTCGTGTCGTTTAGGGTGGCATACATCTGCGCCCCTGTTCCGCTTGCTTTAAACCGTGCGAGCAACTCTTGAAGTCCGTTATTGACCATCCACTTCTGGACGCCTGAGTTGTAAGATATGACGCTCCCTTGAACCGGGGTATTGATATCGACATCCGATAAATCGTCCAGCGTTTCAGCTCCTCCCGTGTTTAGAGTGACAACTCCGTCTCCATCATCGGTGAGGGTGCCGTTCGTTACGTTGATTGTGCGAACGCTGAGGACATCGGTTGCACCGTCAATCGTCAACATACGCAAGAACCCACGTCGAGCGAAAGCGGGTTCGGTGCCGCCTTCAGGAGTTACCCCATCAATTGGAGCATTGCAAGCGTCCCACTCATAAGGGATCTCAACAGATAAATCCAAGAGAACACCCGAGAGGACGTTCTTTGTCTCTTCTTCGAGTGGTGTAGTCGTAGCGTTTACAACCTCGTAATCTTGGGCGAACGTGAAGATATTGCCCCCCATGCGGATGTCTGCGATGATGTCTTCCGCGCATTGCTCCGCATCAGATACGACCTCCCGTTGTCGTTCTACCTTATCGGTCTTATCTGCGGGTACGTCAAGGATATATACCTCGATGTTGTAAGTCTTCGTCCCGGTGTCATATGTTGCCCCGGTGTAAACCATGTGCATGAGTGGGAACTCGGTAAACTTTGCGAGGTCTACATCATCCGGAGAGCCGAATGAGAATGACTTAATAAAGAAGTGATTCGTTGCGAATACTTCAAACCTTTCGACGATGTTATTGAACGTGATCATTTGCGCTTCTGTCTTTTAGATAGCTGAGGTGTTGGAAGATGACTTGAACAGGGAGTTCTGTAATCGCGTCCATTTTGAGAACGTCTTCTCCTGCGAGGGAATAGAGGAGGTGATACCATCCCCATTTTTCGCCGACTGGATCGCTTTGTCCGCTACCTCCAGCAAAGAGAACTGCATATCGTGAAGCAGTTGATTTCTGGAAGTCCAAAAAAAAAGCAGCATACCCGAGACAAGGTCTGCGGGCATCTCTTCAAAGATGCTTGCGTCTTCTTTGGCGGTGTACTTCTTTATCTCGTATTTGTCTCCGAGTTCGTAGGTCACTTCCCGATAGAGTAGGGCTGTAATTTTGTGAGCGTTTGCCCAAAAGTCTTCGAGGTGGTTTTCCATGTCAATCCACTCGCCCGCTGTAAACTCATCCCAGCTTGGAATAAAGCCGAAGCGTTTTCCGTCCATCTCAACGACTTTCTCATGACGTGCAGTCTCTTGGGTTAGAAGATTGTCAAGATGCGCTGAAGCGGCTTCTATTAGCTTCTGAGGCATCGCCCTGAGTTTCTCCACCGAGTACCCCGAGCAGATAGATATCTTCTCGAGGGGGTTGTCTGCGGTCATCATGACTTGGAGTTCTCCGAGTGAGAGGTCAGACCATCGGTGCGGGAGTTTGAGTTCCATCATTCTAATAACTTGATTTGTTTGGTTTCCTTACCCAATAGCATAAGAACCGAAGTTCGGGTTCGTTTGGTTGAATGTGATTGCGTACCTCATCGCGTCGATCGCGTGGTTGAATGAATCGACAGGTTCGTTCAGTTGCTTCCCGTTCTTATCCTCCTTCCATTTGTAATTGCGAAGCTCCCGGATGAGGTTCACACTCCGAGCCGTGACAAGAAGCGGTCGCGAATGCAGGAATTGGATTCCGTTCTTGACGCTATCCTTTCCCTTTCTTGCTCCGTGAGTATTGAATCCGTGAGCATGTATCTCGTCGATGCTCTTTGGCTCAGCGGAGTCACAGATAACAACATCTGATCTATCGACTTGATTATCTCGGAGGACTTTTGATATATCTGAATTAGTAAGTCGAGTCGCGTAGCAGAGTTCGTCGACTGCGAACCCGTGTCCGTCTGTATAGACTCGGACGATGGCGGTTGGGTCGTTTGTATATCCGAAGTCGAGTCCGATGTTGAGGAGTTTGTATTCATTTGGGATTTGGTTTATTTCTTTCCAGTGCGTGAAGATGGTTGCTTGTGAGGTGCCTCGTTCTCCGAGACCGTATACTTTCCAAAAGTTCTCGTCTGCTGTTTTAAACCGCTCAATTTCCAAGACCACACTTTCAGGGAGGAACGGGTTGTCTTTGTAAGTGGTGCGGAAGAACTCTGCGTCTTCTCGTGGGATGACTTCTTCATATATCCAATGGAATTCGTCTGATGGGTTATAATCTAAAAGCACCCTCCCCGTTGTTCTGAGGAGGAGTTGCCGCCAATCTTCGAGGTTGATTTCGTTGGCTTCGTTGATAAATAGAACGTCTCGCTTGCGTCCTCTGACCTTCTGCGGTTGGTCGATGCTAATGAACTCAACCATATTCCCCCATAGTTGATAGGTTGCGTCGCTCTTGTTGTGGAGGTCGGGGTTGTATATCTCTTCCTTGTTGAGTATCTCGAAGAAGTCCCGCATCGCTGTTGCTCGAAGGGCTGGGAATGTCTTTCGGCATATCGTGATAACAAGACCCGAGTTCTTATGACACAGCTCAATGAGTGCCGTGAGGATGGAGTACGTCTTCCCGGATCGTGTCCCGCCCTGGTGGATTTGAATCTTCGACTTACATTCTTTAACGTGGTAATATGTCGCGGGAAGTTTATTCATCCAACCACGAGAGCGGCTTCTTCTCTTGAACCTCTATCTCTTGCCGTTCGATGTAACCGCGCTTCTTGCCTTTGGTCTTAAGGAAGAATATCGTCGCCGCTGGGTTGCCTTCCTTTACGAGTTTGTAAAGGTGAGATTCTGCGAAGTCGAGAACACCATCTTGAATGGAGTTGACCGCGCTCTTGTATTCCTCGTCTGCCTTTAGCCATGCGTAATGGGTCGAGCGGTCGATACCTACCATCTTCGCGGCTGTGGATACAATACCCAAAGACTTCTCGAGGGCTTCGAGCATCGCTTCTTTTTTAGTGTTGGATGTGTTGGTCTTAAGTGCTTCCATTACTTACCGCATAATTCACATTTTACTTTCTCTTCTTTCTCTTCGGGTTCCTCTTGGGGATCCCATACGTTGAGCATCCAATCATTTAATTCGGTTGCATCCCATTCGTTCGCGAGGATATCCATGTCGTGCTCTCCTGCGTTCGTGTTGTCCTTTATCGTGAACTCTCGGTCTTTTAATTCGCCCCATGTAGCGACATAGACCGGAGCCTCGGTGAGTCCCGCTGCCTTGCACGCTTTAAATCTCATGTTCCCTCCGATTATAACCATGTCGGGATTTACAACGATGGGTCGCGCTTGGAGCATCTCGGGGAACTCTCGGATGGATTGAACGAGCTTGTCGAACCTCTCCTCTTTAATCGTCCTCGGATTCCGGGGATTCTCCCTTATCGCTGAGAGTTTCATTTGCTTGTTCCAAGACGGCTTCGAGGGTGTATCTGAATTCATCGTTATGAACTGCTAAGGTGAGGAGTAAAGTCGCGGGATCGTCCCCGGCATGGAGTCGGATTGCTTTATCATTCTCCGTGATAAGAAGGAAGTTCTTCGCATGGAGGAGGGCTTTTCTTGCGTTTCTCATAGTCTTTAATTGATTCAAATATACGATGAGCGACTTGAGGAACTATTGCGTTGCCGTATGCTTTGATGGATTCTCTTCTCCACTTTGGAAAGGTAATGCCGTCCAGTTCTTTGGGAAGCCCATCATCTCCTCCACAAATAGGGGGGATAGTTGGGAAGTTTTCCCAGTCATTTCTCTCGCTCTTTTGGTCAAGCTGTCCTGGTTCTCTTTTCCTGTAATCTTGTCGTGTTCTTGCGCTATCGGTGTCGGAAGCATTCCCACACTCGCCATTTGTTTCAATGGGTTTTGCAGTGTCGAGCCGTGTTTCTCCTTCGCTTTCTTCCAAGCTTCGGGGCTTCTCGGTGTGTTCCAGTCGAATGCGTTCACGGTTGGCAACAATCCAAACTCGGTCGCGTCGGTGCGGTGCGCCTGTGGCACAAGCTGGAATAATAAACGATTGGACGGAGTACCCAAGATTTTCCAAGTCAGAGTAACACGCTTCGAGAACCAATCCGTTCGACCAAGAACAAAGCCCGCGAACGTTCTCTCCCACGACCCAACGGGGTTTACACTCTCCGACAACTCTAAGCATCTGAGGCCACAAGTGGCGCGAGTCATCTGTTCCTTTTCTAAGTCCTGCGACGCTGAACGGTTGGCATGGGAATCCTCCGCTAAGGACGTCAATTCGTCCATTATAGTCAGTTGCGTTAAAGTCTTTAATGTCTTCATATTGTTTTGCATTTGGGAAGTGATGCTTGAGGACTTTGCGAGGGAATTCTTCCCATTCGCAATTGAAGAGGTTGGTGAACCCTGACCATTCAGCCGCGAGGTCAAAGCCTCCGATTCCTGAGAAAAGTGATCCATGATTCATGGGTGTAAAATTCTGCCTTCGACATCCCGTGCGATATTCTCCAGGGTCTCTTTGTCGTATTGGGTTATGGGAAGAACCCGCTTCACCAAGAAGGGATCGCCTCCGAAGTGCTGATGTTCGAATTTCTCTTTCTGGTCTTGTTTAAGAAATTGGCGGATGTTCTCCGCTATCTTCTCGCGTTCCGTTGTAGTGTAACTCATTCTGTTTCGTTTACTAGTTTTTGAAGCTCCGCAAGCATCCGACGGTTGCACGAGCTGCATTGGCTCGCTTGGGTATTCGTTCCGGTAACCTTTGAATAAAGTTGCGCAAGCTGTCCGTTTGTTCTGAATTGATTCTCTGTTTTGAGAAAGGTCTTAATTGCTTCGAGGTCTGCTTGTTTGATTTCTGCTTCCCACTTACCGAGAGGACACGATGCAACCTTGAGACGGGTCTTCGTAGGCATATGACAGCCGCACAACTCCGAATCGGTGAAGGCTTCTGTCACGAGGTCTCCGCAACTCTTGGTCTTGTCGACGAAGTGTTCGCAGCCTTTGCAGATATAAAGTCGGTCAGTCCTCTTTTGTGCCGTTACGAAGAACATCTTTTAGGATTTTTCGGGTGATGTGTAGTGAGCGATAAAGGGTCGATTCTCCAATGCGAGACCGTCGAGATACGTCAGCCATGTTCCACCCTTGCAGGTATAGAGAGAAGATGGTTCTATCAAACCAGGATAGGCGGTCGAGGATGAGTTGCATTTGCTCTCGTTGGATTGCTTTTGTCCAATCGCTTTCGAAGGCTTGTTCTTTGGGGTCGGCATCTGTTACGTGATATAAGTCTTTGAATTTTCCTCGTGTCGCTTCGGTGTACATGGCTTTAACAAAGTACCCGAGCGGGTTTTCACTATCCCCATCGGGAAAGCGTTTATCTAAACATCGAAGGTAAGTGTGATGTACAAGGTCGGAAGGGCTGTCCGTCCATCGTCGAGCGATGCGAACAAGTTTTAAATAATGCTTCGTTAAGAAGCTATTCCAACCCTTTCGACTTCCTGAGTTCATTGACCTTCTCTTTATATATTTTGCAAAGTGCCTCCAATTCGTGAACGCTGAATCGCTTCGTTTCGTTGCTCAACCGAACAAGCCGATCCGCTGTGCCTTCTCCGTGTAGTTGGTCGAGACGCTTTGCGAATTCGTATTGTGCGCCCCCTTCGAATCCGTTGCAAGCCTTGCACTGGAATTGTACATTCAACTCATCAAAGCGGGTGGGCATCTTTTGCCGTACCATGAAATGCCCTGCGTCTGCGCTCTTGTAATGACGCAAGCGATCGCAAGTAAAACAAGCTCCCCACCCTTCATCGTTGACCGCACGCAGCCGGATGAACTGAGAGAATATCTTGTCGAGTTTAGCTTTCGCCTTTGACACTGTCATTCTTTCCGGGTATCAAGAAGGGGTTGTTCTTCATCCGCCATTCGAGGCGTGCTTGTTCGGGGTCGTAAGGCTTTACGTTGTGCGGGTCTTCGGCTCCTCGACTTACCGTCTTATGTTGCTGCTCCAAGAGAGGCGCTCGTTCTGCTTCGTGCTTGATGATGCAGTCGCGGAACTCCTGAATCTTAAGTCGCTCAAAGAAGTTGCCGTAGTACCCTTGTTTCATCCTCTCGCAAATTAGCCTCAATTCCTCGAGTTTCAAAACAGGGAAGACTTCGAAGATCGTTTCTGCGCAAAGTGCCATGTCCTCGAATGAGTGAAGGGTCTTCTTTGCGTCTATGAATTGAATCGTCTTGTTGATCATCGTCACGACAGCCGCCCGAGTCTCTTCGGGATGGTGACGAAGTGCGGTGAGGATGTTAGTTCCTTGCCATGCTTCTTCGTTCGTGGGTTTATAAATGCCCGTGCTTGAGATATGCTTCAAGCTGGTCTTTGCTTGGTTGCTTTGGAGTTCCTGTTTTGTTCGTTGTAAATTCATGACTTCGTTTTATCCAGTTACGTGCGGCAGCATTCCAATTCTTCATTTTGTTTCTGCCGGCTTTCCATCCGTTTGCTTCGTAGTAGTTCCAAAACTTCTCGCCTTCGTCGCGAGATGATCCCGCAAGTTCGAATGAATTCATCGCTTCTTCCAAACTTGGTTCCTGAAAACGTACTCTCTTAACTACTTCTTTACTCTTCTCTTTACTCTTCTCTATACTATGCGCAACTGTAGTTGCAACTTTTGCGCCGATAGTTGCAACTTTTGCAACTGTAGTTGCTTCTACTTGCAACGATTGTTGCTTGTTCCTATCGTTGCTTGTTCCGATTGTTGCTTCTACAAGTACGGTCATTTTCCTTCGGTGACCATACCCTTCACATTTGATGTGTGCGGTCTCGCAAAGTTCCTTCCGCATCTTGCGGATGTATTGAGAAGATACCCCAAGAGACTCAGCGAGGAAGTCATCTCCTGCCCAACACGATCCGTCTTTGTGACTGAGCGCGTGAATTTTAGAGAGGAGAATTCTTTGCATGGGAGAGATGTCATTCAATGCCCAAATCTCCTGGGGGATCCATATTCCGTTCATTCTTACAAAGTTATATCGTAATTAAGAAAGGTCATTCAATACCCTCTCTTTCACACAACAGAACTTCTTCGACAATCTCCGCGTATGTCGCTCCGCACGACTCGGATATCTCCGGGAGGTGCTTAAGGATATTCCGAGGCATACGCCCGCACCAATTGCGGACGGTGTTCGGGGTTACATCCAGCGTTTGAGCTGCGTTGAATGTCGAGCCGTAGTTCCTTATCAAGAAGAGCTTGATATTATTCATATCGGGTGACCTTTAACGCGCCCCAAAAGAACGAACGAGAGACCTTCACGCGCTTTGTTTCGAACTTCTTCTTTGTGGTCTTCTTCTTTGGCGTGTATCGGTAGCCGTTAAAGTTCATATTCGGCTGTATATTCTTCGCCCAACGTGTCTGCATTCCGGGGATCGTGTGCCGTTCCATCGGTTTGATTGCCTTCCATTGGATTGGACGCTTGCTGTTCTGATAGATGTTGCGGTTGATTGTCTCAACGAGCTGCTTTTCTTCTGCTGCTGTCCAGTTCATAGCTTCGAGATTAAGGTTGCACGGATAGACAAAAGGAACTCAGCCGCTTCGAGAACCTTCTCAGGGTCGCTCTCTTGATTGATCGCATGACCAATTGCCCAACTTGCGTCGATCCTCTTTTGAATGTCTGGGTTGCTTCCCCTTGATTGATTCGGAGTGAACCCGGGCTTCATCAGTTTCATCTTATCGCCCCACTTCGACGGGGTGACTTCGAATTCTACTTCGTCTCCAATGCTCCAACGATCTTCGCTCTTTGCAGATACTTCTCCGCTGTCTCCTGATTCGAGTTCGATTTCGAACTTGTACATCATGCCGTTCTGGCTGTCATAGGTGCCATTTGGTTGAATGGTCTTGATTTTAGATTGTCCCATTTTCTTTGGTTTTAGGGATTTATTTCGTTCGCGCTTTGCGAATGGATTCTTTGAGTTGAGAGATAAGGCGGTCGAATTCCGCGTCTTCATCTCGGAGGTTTGCTGCGAAATCGTTAAAGTCTTTCGCGGGGTTTACGTTCACACTACTACGGACGCATATTGGCTTGCTCATTGATCTGTTTGTTTAATTGTTCGAGTGTACTTTCGAGGTCGAAGATAAGGCGATCGATATCTTCTGAGTTGTGTTCTGCCTGCGCCCATTTGAAGTAAGCCAGTGCATCGGGTCGGAGTTCATTCATTGATGTCAAAGAATAAACAGAAGTTCGGGTAATCCATCTTGACATAAATAAGTTCCTCGAACTCGTCCTTTGGTAGCTTGGAGAGGAAGAATTTATCTCTCCCCCCATAACCCTTCGTCCACAGGTAGGACTTCCATCCATCTGCGATGTACTTCTCACGATGTTCGTTGAGGTGGTCTTCGTCAACGGGTGTCCATACGCTCGCTCGGTATGCGGATGCGGATGTTGTCCCGAGTCTTCCTGTAACCCAATTCTCTTCTTGGCTGTGGTTCATAGGTCGATGTTTTCTTGTACGATATCCATTGCCATTTGCAGCGCGGTTCGTGTTAGACGATGGCTTGTGGGTTGCTCCTGTCGGAGGTCATGCAAGGTGAGCCAGGCTTGCTTGAGTTCTGTTTGCTTGTTGTCGTTCATGTGGCTAAACTACAAAACTAATTTAGTTATCCAAGCATAAAAACGAATTTATTTTTTCTTTTACGCAAAAAAAGGGAGACCCCGTTGAGCCTCCCTCCTTCGTACAAACGTAACACGGGCGGTCAAACCCTAACAAAACAGAACCCGAATATACTACTTTTTCGCTGCCCCGAAATAATAATTCACCACTTGCCCAACAAGAGTCCCTTCCGCAAACCCGAGGATATGGAAGAAGATTTCTTTATCCTGCACCCCTGTCTTCGCCCATACGACCATAACAATCCCGATGATCATAGCAGCCGAACCGACAAAGACTTGCATCCAGTCACGTTGTCCCAGTGTCTTCGTGATTTCTATCTCTCGATTCCTTGCGTTGGCTCTGTCCGCACTTGCGATCTCCTCCATCAACAGCTTCGCTTTTGTCTTTTCTTCGTCGCTGGTGTCGGTGTTGTCGATTAGCGCACCTATCGCTTTCAGAGCGTCCGCACCTGGGACAATCTCCCCTATCAAGTCGAAGACCTTCGGTGCCTTTGTTTTGAACCATTTACCGAGCTTGGTTTCTTTTAATGGAGTTCCTCGCATTGTATATCGTATGAAGTGCCGTGAGGCTTGATTGAAAACTTCCAACCGCCCAACCGAGGAACCGAGAAGCCCTTCTCAACTTCCCACCCAATAGAACGGTCTTTCTTTTTGTATGATCCCGTTTGAACTACATGGACGGTCTCTTGTCCGTGATTGAAGTTAGAGGTCAGTACGTCACGCATGACCGGGACATACCACTTTTGGTGGGTGTGACCGCGTGCAATGATAACCGCTTGCGGATAGTCCTTCATATCTATGTCTACATTCAACACGCCCTTCGAGCGTTTGGCGTTGCCTCCGTACCCGTGATGGTAATGAATCGGGAAACTCTTTCGCGTTCCCTTTCCTTTGCGGCTGCATTTCATAACCACCCATCCCGCATAATATCCTGCAATGATATTCCCCCCGTTGGCGTTTAGGATGCCCACCGTTCGTTGAATAGGATCAACCCCATGTCGTTTGGTGATGTTGGTCTCGTGGTTACCCTGTCCAATGAGCTTGATGATGTCCTTGTATGGTTCGAGTTTATCGGTGCAGTCCTTTATAACCTCATCGATATAAGCCATTGCTTTGAGTTCAGGTCGAAGGGAGTCGTAAGAACCGCGCGGATCGAACTTCATATTCATCAAATCGTATAAATCGCCCAGAATCAAAACAACCGCATTCTCTTCTTTGGCTCTGTCGAGGTGTTTGAAAAAGAGTTTGCGGTCGCACTTTATAGAATCGAAGTGAATGTCTGAGAGCAGGTAAACACTTCGCACGTCTTCGGAGTTCTCAAACTCGAACGGGAGAACGTGAATGTCCCGGTCTTTTGTTATTAGGTCATGCATATGTCCAGATTCGGTTTTCTTCTTTCATTTCGTCAACGTCGCAGTGTATGAAATTTTTTCCTATCCCCAACCGGGTGATCCCTACTTCCATCAACGAGTCAATGATAATAAAACGGTCTTGCGAATTAAGGACTTCGATATCTGCTGCGAGTCCTAAAAGGTGCGAGGAGTTACGGGAAGCGGGTAAACCCTTTGCAATGAGGGAGCGGTTATAATCGACCGTGCGAAATCCCGATGTAATAACAAACGGAATGCCCGCGCAATCTCGAGCTTCATCGAGCAACCGAAGGAAGCCCCTGTCCATCATACGCCCCGAGCCTGGAGCGTCTACAGAATCGAATTCTCTAAGCTTGAAGTGTCTCATCGTTCCGCGAGCATGAGTTCGATCTTGTGAACTGCCTTCACGACTTCTTTCATCATGTCTTTGAGTTCGTCTTTATCGGACTCTACGCGGATGATTCGCCCCTTGAGCTTCTCAATCTCACGGTTTAGGTTTACCCAAACCCCCACGATCGCGACCGCGCTTGGGAGTATCATTAGAATTATTTCTGTCGAGGTCATCGAGGAACTTTTTCAATAAGGTGATGTTTTCTTTTCGGCTCTTTCTCATCCGAAGAATTGTTTCAGGTCTACTATGTTCGGAACGCCTCCGCTGCTTATGCTCATCCCGCTTTGAAAGTAGTCCGCTGGTTGTGGGAGCATATCCGCACCCGTGTTGGAACTGTACTCCGGGAAGAGGGAGGAGTTGTTGCAAAGGTATTGATACATTCGGTACGTGTAGAATTGGGCGTTTTGACGCGCTCTTTCTACTTCCCTATGCAAGTCGTCCGGTGAGATGCTTTGAGTGTCTTCAGACACCCTTAAAACGAGCGAGCCGTTGTCCATCTTTACGTAAAGAGACGGGATGAGTTCAACCATCGTCCACCAAAGGGTAGCCTTGCGAACGTAATCATTCATCAAAGTAGCGTAATCGCCCGTCAAACCACTGCCCGAGATATCGGTCTTCAGCTTCTCGAGAAGGTCGGTACCCAAATAGAGTTGGATGTACTTGTCTTGAGAGAGGATAATCGAAGGAACGAGATAAGCGTCTTCGATACTTCCGTTTATGTTGGTGATCCGCTTGATGTAATCCGGATTCACAAAGAGGACTTCTGCTTGTAGTGACATTATCGGGGATTTATGAAGCCTTCGTTCGGCATATCTATGGGACGTTGTGCGACTCGCTTATCGTTCTCGGGTAGACGCTTCGCATCGACTCCCGCTTCTCGGATGAGTTTCTTCGCTTGGTTGACCGAGATTTTCTTGTTGTTCTTTCGCAAGTACGTTTGACGGCTCCAAAAGTGATGACATCGCGCCCCGCCTTTAAAGAGAAACAGGTCGTAAGTATTTGCACCACTTGCTCCGAGTCCGGGGTTCACTGCTCGCAAACTCGCCGCTTCGATGTCTTCCTTGCGGTAAACTTTGCCAGCGTTGACCATCTGTTTGCAGAAGGAACGGGAACTCTCTTGCGTAGACTTCGGAGCGTAGGTGTAACGAACTTTAATGATCTCGGTATCTTGTTCGCTCTTGCCGTTGGGATTTGATGAAGGAACCCTTGCGAATGCCCACATCGCGTCCCGTGCTTTCTCAAGGTCGTAATCGACAGGAGATTCGTCTATCAATTCCCATTCATCCGACATCTCTTCGCCTTTGTCCGTGAGATAGTCGACGCAACCATCGAGGTTGAATTCTTGCGGCTCTTCCTTCGAGAGTTGTAGGTCTGTCTGAAACATATTCTCCGCCTGTTCCAATCCAAACCCGAGCATGGAAACGAGGATTTGAATAGCTTGAGCGCGGGTGAGTTCTCCGGTTCCGACTTTCGAGATAACGTCAACCGCTGAACTGATCTGAATACCTGTATATGATTGTTCGACGTTCGCTTCTTCTACGGCTGCTCCAAGCGGTTGAATCTTCGCGTCGATTCCAGCCGCTCTCATAAGCGTATAAACCGATTCGATGACTACCTCTCGATATCCTGAGATTACATTCTCTTCAAAGAGTTCTGCGCTTGTCTCAAGCTCTCCACCGCCCCCAAGTTTACCGGGAACCGCAACCCCGAACATCTGCGGAGAGGTCACACGGTGTCCGACCATAATCTTCGAAGTAACTTCCTCCGAAAGAAACTGATATTGATTGTGAGCGTCCGACAATTGGAACGGCTCAAAGTCAGGCTTTCTATCGGGATCGTCTGAATACGTGACGATGAACTTCCCTGCGTTGCTTGCTCCGCTGAGTTGCCTCTCGATGTCCATCCGGATTCGGTTCCGCTCCTCTTGCGGTGGGATGCCGTTCTTGAAGTGGATGGAGAACGAAGGACTCATTCCGTTCTTCATGTTGTTGATATGGTACACCCCGATTTCTTTATCGAGTTCGATGTAGTTAATCGAGCCGACGTAGTCCGGTTTGGGATAGTAGAACGACCCAGGAGAGAACGGCTTCACGTAAAGTATCTGCGTGGGGTGTTCGATATTCCTCTCAGGGTCAAAGGTGCATATCTCCGAAGGCTCTTCTCGCTTATCGTTCCAATCCTTCGAGTAGTAATAGTATTCGACTTTCTCGTCTTCATTGACAAAGGCCGAGCGGATATTCTCAAAAGGTAGGTGAGAGACGTTGGCGATAGTTGTTCGGTCAATGCTCCAATTCACCTCGAGAGCGAACCCGCCTTGAATCTTAAAGTCCAAACACGCCTTGCGCAGTTCGTCGTTTAGATTCCATTGGTCAAAAGCGAGCCTTCCATCGAGGGTCGTAGCGTCAAACCCTTCACCGAAGATCATCATCGCAATAGTTGTCGACAATGCGTTGTGAGTTGCGGAGGAATGATAGAGGTCGACGAGATATTGCGGGAAGAGGTTGTCATCTCCGTAATTAACGAAGCCCATCTTGTTGGCTGTCTCCCGATAGGATCGCTCTTCGTATTGGTTGAGTTGGATTAATTCCATTATTGGTAATATATGTAATTATCGGGGATGTTAATATCCGGGATTTCGTAGCCTTTCGCACCCGCTACGTTCAAAGTCCCTTGCTCGATAAGTGCCACGACCGCGGCATTCGTTGGGTCAAGGTTAGTGGATGAGTTTTGACCCCAAACCTTATAATTGTAGAGACCGCTTTCGGTCAAGAGAACTCGACCATTCGTTGCGTTGTCTTCGTTCGTGTACACTTGTAACGTGGTGTATCTTGCATTATCTGTGTTGACGTACCCGATCAAATAATAATCCTCCTTTGATGCCATTGATTGAAAGAGGACAAGATAATGTGTAAAGACGGCAAAGTCCTTTCGCATCTCCGAGAGAGTGAGATATATCGATTGTGGACTTGCGCTGTTGGGGTTGAGATGTATCATGTAAAATCAAAAAAGGGAGAGCTATTGCCCTCCCCCTTCCTTTATATTCTAACCAAAGAAAATGAATTACGAACCAGCCGTTAAAGTCAAGTTGGTATCGGTTGGGTCTGCAAACGCTGCTGGAGTAGCCTCTTCTGCTGTCAATTGGATCTGATAGCCGTTAAAGTCACCCTTTGCCGTTCCGGTTCCTACCGTTCCGCCTGTTGCCTCAACTCCTGTCGAGACACCCATAGCGAGATAATTATCGTTGACATCTTGAACGAGAACCGTCAAGCGGTTACGAAGCAAATCCGAAACCTCTTGATTGTCTCCCGCTGTCAAGTTTGGAAGTGAGAACTCGAGAACCTGAGAATAAAAAACCGTTCCATTCTCAACAGAAGCATTCACCGTCTGTTGAAGCGATCCGTTGTTCTTGGTAATCTCAAAACCGAAGAGCGTAATTCCCGAAGCGTTCGCGGCAACCGCGCCTCCTGTCTTAACCCAGTCATCCGACGCGAATTGTTTAATCCAGACGCGCTTGATTCCCCCGATTTTATCTTTGCAGGGAAACGCCCTACCGTTGATTGTTAATGTACAAGCCATATTTTAGGGAATTAAGGGGAGGGATTTAACGCCCCTCCCCGAATGAATTAGGATGCTGTCTCGGTTCTCCAGATAGCCAACCCATCAAGGTCAACCACTTGCGTTCCGCCTGAGAATTGCATGATTACTCGAGTAACATCGTCACCCGTTACACCTGTCAAATCCAAAACAGAAGCTTGGATGTGGTCAGTCAAAAGGTTGGTTCCGAAGTACAGGTTGTCGACCTTCGAGATGAGCAAAACGTTGTCAGGGAATCCCCCCGGAGTAACGATATCATAACCAGCGTAACGAGCAACAAGACCATCGTTCAAGAACGGGAGTTGGTAAGTAGCTGCGAGAGCTTGGTAATACAATTGAGCAGATGCACGGCTCATGAAGATCTTCGTGTTCGGGTCTCCTGCGATTGTAGCAGGTGCGCCTTCTGCGCCTCCGGTGATAAGAGCCAAAGCGGCAAGGATACCCGTTGAGGTATTAGCAACGGTTGCAACGGCAAGAGGCAAGATATCAACAGTCTCTCGTGCGGGTGAGCCAGCAACGATGTTTTGAACTATGCCCGTAAAGCTCGCATATGGTGCGTCTTCGTCAAGAATTTGCTTATGGTCACCAGCCCAGATATTGTGTTCTACATTCTCAGCAACTTTTGCAGCTACGTATTGAGCAACGAAAGAAGAGAAGTCAGCGGGTGCCGCTGAAGAAGCTCCTCGCATTTGCATTCCTTCCCATGTCGCGCGAAGGTCAGGGTTGCAGACTTGCTCATTGACTTTCAGCTCTTTCGCTGTAAGAATAGCCTCACCCAATGTCAATTCCCCTGCGGAAGGAACCGCAAAGCCGCATGCCGCGTCTTGGATTGTTGCGCCTGAGAACTTGCGGAGAACCGCTTTTGAATGAACGTTTTCGATTACTGAGCAGTAACCGTTCGCGATTGTGTCGGCTGACAGGATCGCAGCGGCTACGTAAGGACGTGCCGCTTCGCCGGCATACGTGCCGACTCCTACTGATGCGTTAGGCATTATTTAGAGAATTGGTTGTGGATCGCGGCAACGCGTTCCTGGATTGATAAACTTTTTAAATCGACGGAAACGGGAGCTTCCATCTTTGGTGCGCGTGGGATGCTTGGGGTGGCTTGCTTGCTCAACTCCGTAATCTTCGCGTCCCGCTCTTCAATTTGTGAAGAGAATTCTTTCTTCGTTGCTTCGATAGCTTCGGCAATCATGCCTTCAACAGCTTCTCGAGTCAATACCTCAGATGATGCTTGAACCTCTTCGGTTTCCGCCTTCATCTCTTCTTCCTTCTCCTCTTCCGCTTCGACTTCGGCTTCTGCCTCTTTCATCTCAGCGACTGCGCCTTCTGCTACTACTAGCATCGAGCCGTCTTGGAGTTTGTAGTCTCCATCCGGGAGAGGGATTCGTTCGCCTTCGTCATTCACGACAAAAGCAGAAACACCGACAGCGAATGCGTCCGCGTCGGTTTGGATTTCCTGTCCGCTATCGAGGACAGCAGTCGCAAATGCGACCTCTTGTGTTTCCTCCTTCTCTTCGACAGCGAGTTCGACGCTGTACTTTTCGAAGATATCGGAGATGCGTTCTTTCAGAGTCATCTTCTGGGGTTTTTATATATAACGATTTGAGAGGGTTAATCCTTATTCGTTAAGTGATCTTTTTAAATAAGTCCAATTTTAAAGTTCATGAGTTGCACCGGGCATGTACCAAACTTTATCTCCTAACTCGTGCGAATGGATTCCTTCTAAACCCATGTCTTCTGCCGCCTTGCGTGCTGCGGCTTCTGTTGAGTACGCGAGACGGTCATTTATAATTGCGTGTTCTGCGCTTATAACTTGAGTAACCATGTATTCAATCATTAAGTCTTCGAGATGCTCGAGTCCCAATTCAATCTCAATGGCAGAAAGAAGCTCTAATTCCTTGAGCTTGGATTCCGACCAACGGAGAGCAGCCTTCCCGCCCCAAGCCATGAACATGAGATAGCCGCATCCGTCAGAGAATGAGGTTGACGATTCAAGGTCAGCTTCGTGACGGCTTAAGTATGACCTCATCCGCTTGATGGTTTCCACGCTGATATTCTCTCCTTTGGCAAGTTGGTTCGCTCGTTGCTTTCCTACGTCTGTCCCACACGACCCCCACCCGTTCTTCTCAGCGTATTCAACCGCCTTCCTTGCGTTGTTCTTGACTCCGTCGGGGT